GTCGATGTGGAATCTCAGGATCTGACCACGGCTGACAAGCCGTACGTTGGGCTGACCTTTACTGACGGCGGGTCCGGCGATATTACTGGAACATTAATCGCCCTATGCTGGCCGAAGTATCCGAAAGAGACCAATGCTGACGCATTGACCTAAACATGACCATTCCGAAACGCAACAAAAAGAGGAGGGGAGTCGACAAATACTCCCCTCCTAAAGAGCGGAAACCGCCGCCTAAAGTTCGAAAGAGCACGGCTAGGAGGTATCAATGAGCACACAAGGCAAAGGTACTTACGTAATTAATTCCGGCTGGTCCTCTGGCTCACTCGTTTTCTACGAGAAAGCCGTGGGAAGGACTGTCACAGGTGACGTTTTAACTATCGGCGCAGCCGCCGTAACTATTGGCGGGACAGCGCAGGACGTTGATTTCAAATGGTATGCAACCGGGTCAAAGTCATTCGTACTGGACGCTGGCGCTGGCACCATGACCCTCGCAGGACTTGACGTATCCATCACAGGTGATTTAACCATCGACACAGAGGACATTGCTTTAGGAGATAATGACTCCCTGGAATTTGGCGATGCCGCTGATGTCTCTATAACATGGAACGCAACCAACCTGGCAATCATCCCGGCTGCAGACGGCACCGGGGAAATCCAATTCGGCAACGATGGCACCAAATCAATGGATGTCCGTTTTTACGGTGCCACGGCTTCTTATTCTGTCCTTTGGGACATGAACGGATCAACTAACGGCGCATGGCTGTTTGGTGCTGACACTTACGGCATAACTGTGAGTATGTACGGTATCACTACAGGTTGTGGCGTATTTTGGGTGCCGTCCGGCGATACAAACAACGGCACATTCTCACTCGGTGCATCCGGCGGGTCAAAAGGTGTAGACCTTTACGCTTACGGCGCAACCAACGGGAACTATCTACAGTGGGACCAGTCGGCTAATAGCTTGCTGCTGGTCGGCACTTCAACCGTTCTTAACGTGGCAGGCACAACCGCATCGACCACTTCTACAACCGGCGCACTTATAGTCGCTGGCGGTGCTGGTATCAACGGCGCCGTAAACCTCGGCTCTACCCTGGGCGTAACCGGGGTGACAACCTTAACCGGCGGGCTATTAGTAGACGGCGACGCGCTGATCGAACTCGGTCAATGGCCTGGGTCAATATCTGCTCCCGACACAGTAGGTATTCACCTGGGCAACTCCAAGATCAGGGCTGTGGTAGTGGCTGCCAACGATGGCGCAGCCGATCCCATAAAGAGGATCGAATCATCCTGCCATACATTCTTACAGGGTGTTGATTGGGCTACCGGCTGGAGCGCAACGGCTCTTGAGGGAGCTTTCTACGGAGGCTTCGATCTAATCGCCACAGAGGACAACATGAACGTATCCGGCGCAGGCGGCTGGATTTATCTCAACGATGAATCCGGTTATTCTACCGCTGGCACGGCTCCTGTAATCGGCACGGATGCAGGTAAGTGGACGTTTGTATGCGGCTTGGAATCATGGGTTGCCGTTCCTGCTGATGTTGACGTAAAGGCCTGCGGTGTAATCTGCGGCCTGAAACTGTCTAACAACTTCATCTCCGGCGCATCCCCTGGCAGCGGCAAGTTTGCGGCTATCTACATCGAAACTGCAAATACTCGCGGTTACGATTACATGATCGCAACCAACTCGTCAGCCAACGGATTTGTAGCCAATACCCACGCCATCACCCTGACTGAAACGGCATACCACGTGTTAATCGATATCGGCGGCACCGATTACTATATTCCGGTATTCGATAACCACGAGTGGGCTTAATAGAGGAACATTTTGGCTTTGCCGGTTGAGCCTGTAATCAACCGGCGGAGGTGAACATGGCTGAAATTAAAATAGAAAAAAATAAGCTCACGGTTGATGGTGACTCTTTAGTGGGGAAACTGTTAGCCGGATGCAAGGGAAAGATCATAGTTAAATCCCCTTATATAAAGGGCGGCAAACGCGAGATTACAAGCGTTGAAACGAAATAGAAAAAGGAGGAGACACATGGAACTCGGCGTATTCGACAGGTTAATTCTGCTGAATATCTTACCAAAGGAGGGCGACTTTACCACGTTAAAGATCGTCCGCAAACTCCGGGAGGATTTGTCTTTCACGGAGGCCGAACACAAGGCACTTCAATTTGTCCAGGAAGAAGGAAATATCAAATGGCAAAGCGAAGCCGATAAACCGACGGAAATAGCCATCGGTGAAAAGGCAATGGACATTATAAAAGATGTCCTGAAGAAACTTGACAAGGATAAAAAGCTCAGCGAACAGCATTACAACATTTACGAAAAGTTCGTGGAGAGCTAATAGGTTGGTTTCTCCTTCCCAACTTATGAGATCGCCAGGGGATTGAAATAACTTTGCCCTGCCCTGGTACGGGGCATTGAAAACGAGGTGAATTTATGACTGTTTATAATGAAGCATATCTACTTGAGCACTGTATTGAAAAGACGGACGGCTCATGCCCGTTGGGTGACGATGACCTGTTCACCATCTCGGGCGGGCCCGTTTTGGTGACGCACTTTTACGGGATTGTTGCCACTATCATAGGTAACAACGCCTCAACGTGTACTATTCAGCACGCCTGCACAGATCCCGCGGCTGATATTGCTTTATCAACAGCAGTCAGAATTGATACCGATGCGGTAGGCACCACATATTATATCGATAATACCGCTTTGGGAGTGTTCACCCCGGTTACGGCTGGCTCCGTCATTCAGTCCGTAAATATGCTGCCATGGCTTTTGACTCCGGGTAGTTTGCAGGCCACTTTCTCAGCGGCCAATACAGGAAAGATACGATGGTTTATCGTTTTCAAACCCCTCTCACAGTTAAGCAAAGTCATACCGGCGGCCTAACAATGGAAGAACTGAAAAACATTCTTAATTTCAATAAAGCACAGCCGAGCGTAGAGGCGGAAGCCCTGGCAAAGAACGAATGCCCGGAGTGCGGATGGAAACTCAAAGTCAACAAAGAAGGCCAAAAAGCCTGCCAATTCTGTGAAAAGGTGTATTAATGAACGCATATTGTAGCATAGCAGATATTAAAAACGCTTTGGCGATCACGGCCACGACAGACGATGTTATTTTAAGGAAAACAGCCGAGGCCGCAGCCAGGATAATTGATCGCTTTTGTGGCCGGCCTTTCTACGTCAAGAGTGAAACGAGGTACTTCGACGGCGCTGGGGCCCGGCTTTGGATTGATGATCTTCTGTCCGTCACCACTTTGAAAACAGATGAGGACGGAGACGCAACGTTCGAGAACACCTATGCCACGACTGATTATAATTTGTATCCCCTGAATAAATACCCGAAATATCATATCGACCTGAGCGAGGCCTCGGATTACGGCGGCTTTGGCGCAGGCAGTAAGTCCGTGGAGATCGTGGGAGCCTGGGGATATGGCGACGGTATCTCTGCAACACCTTATTTAATTGATACAACGACAAACGAGGCCCTTGACGCTTCAGAAGTTGGCGTTGACGTAACCGCGGTGACCAATCTTTCACCCGGGCAAACTATCCTTGTGGAAAGCGAGCAGATGTTCATTGAGTCGATAGCAACCACGACGCTAACGGTCATCCGGGGAGTCAATGGCACCACAAAGGCCACGCACGATACAGCAAAGTCAATTTATATTTACCAGTATCCCTATGATGTATGGCAGGCAGCTATGGCGCTATCATCGGCCATTTATCAGAATCGCAACAAGGCCGGGATTCAGAGCGAACGCCTGGGAGACTACTCTTATTCGCTGGACAAAGCGCAGACAAACACGATATGTAATGAATACCTAACGGACTATAAGATAAAGAGAGTATCATGAGCTTTTCAAGCTTGTTAAAAGACACGTTCACCCCGTACACATTGGGAGTAACAGACGATGGAGTCGGCGGCCAGGTAGAAGCCTGGACAGCAGGCACCGCTTTCAAAGGCCGTCTTTCAATCTTAGGAGCGAACGAACGCTTAAGTGCTGACAAGACCACAGTATACGCAACGCATAAGTTGTACTGTGATGCATCCGTGACTTTAAACGCAACCGATAGGGTGACTTTTGACGGACGTACTTTTGAAGTGCGCTCTGTCCAGAAGCCCTCGGAGCTTTCATCCGGCATAGGACACATCGAGGCAGATGTTCTTGAGGTAGATTAGATGCCCAATATCAACACGATCTTAAACTGGCATGGTGAAGAACAGAAAAAGAACATCAAAGATAAGCTCAACCGCAACATGGAAAAAGCCTGTCTCTTAGTTGAAAGAGACGCTAAAATCAATGCCCCGGTAGACACTGGACGTTTAAGGGCCTCGATCACTCACCGCATAGAAAAAGACGACGAAGATATTGTCGGGATTGTAGGCACGAACGTAGTCTATGCATCATATCAGGAATTTGGCACGATTCATATGCCAGCGCATCCCTTTCTCTTTCCGGCCCTTGAATCAAACAAAGGTAAAATTAAGGAACTTCTGAAAGAATGATAACCGCTTTTACTACAGGATTTTATTCTAAGCTGAAACTATGGCCGACAACCTGGACAGCGGGCACGGCCTACGCAAAGGGCGCTATTATGAAGCCCAC